GCAGGTTTAAGGTAAAGGGGAAACTGAACTTGGACCCCCCCTGAGTTTTCTCAGGAGCCAATTCAGGACTCAATGTTGACACACGTGTATTGTTTCAGAATAGAATCTGGGTGATGCGACGGCCCCCCACCACAGGGAGCCCGTTAAACCTGTTCACCAGGATCCAGCACCAAACCACATCTGAGATACACCAATTCAACACTGCAAGAGATGCAACCACTGGTTGTCAACCAATGGCGAATTTCCAGTCGTGGGCTTTCCAAACCACGACAGCTGCGTTAGGAGCAGAACCACCCACTGTAGTAGGGATCACTATGTAGCACTTACTTTGTAAACATGTCCCACTATCCGATATTCGATTGCGTGAAGTTGGGTGTGACTGACCCCACGCAGGACAAATTGAAATTCATCCCTATCGAAACACTCGTGAAAGTGGTGGTCCAAACCAAAGGCCTTCCAGCATTTGCAGCATCGTATGTTGGATACAATGTTGCAACTGGGAAAGGCCCTGACACCACGTAAATTGTTGTACCGGTAACAACAGGAAATCCAAGCAATGTGTTGGAGTCATCAGTCTTAGTGGAGAACATGGTAGAAGCATTTAACCCATTTGGATTGGCAAACCCAACATCTTGGTCAATAACTACCTGGTAAACATTCCCAGCCACATCACCAGCAGGTGTGGTAGATGTGATGAGGGAATAATTACTATTGGTAAAGCTATTGAAGCCAACACGTTGGCCAGGAGCTGTTGTGATAACCCCTGTACCCAACCCTAAGTTAAACCACTTCAGTAAACTGGATGGTAGGGAAAGTAATCGTGGATTAGTCATCAAGTGTTGAAACTCAACGACGTAATCCATGATTAAATACCCTGGTGAATCACCCAAGTTACCATTGGTTGTGTTGCGTGTATACACCAACACCTCTCCATCCGCCTGATGCTGTACGTCCTCACTGTTGAATATGTCTGTGTGCACCCAATCCCTGTTAGAGGATATGTTCACAGACATATTGTTCCATTGCGGTCCGAGGACTGAGTTTGCTGTGGATAATGCATAGGACAGAAAATTGCTGGAATTGTGGTTCACCTTCGGTCCACCTCTATTCTCGTGATACATCAAAAGTACATCACCAGACAAGCTGGTGGGAGAGCTGGAAATGTAATGCAGTTGCAACTGTCTGATACGATAGCGTTCATGGGATTGAAAATAACCCCTCATGACACTAGCGACCAGTGCGGCAGGAGTCACAGGAACACCACCTGATAAACACCAGGTAGATATTCCAGTTCCTATGCCACCAATTGCCATTACAAAATCCCTGCCCCGTACTGTAGTCACATCCCTAGTAGTGGTAACTCCTGGTAGAGTTGACCTCAAAGTGTTTCCAATTGAGACGGGAGCCTGGTTAACCTGTGACACTCCACCAAATGGAGCGAGTTGTGTGTTCATCACACGAACTCGCTTCGCTTTGGACTGTTCACTGGAATTATTAACCTGATTGATCCGTCTCTTCTTAGAAGAGCCCTTTGATTGCATTGTAGACTTGATAGCCTGCAGCGCCATACACTAGAACTTGTGCGACTGGGTTGACGATCTGAGCTGCGTATCCAAGTGTGAAAGCTGCTGTTTCAAGAGCAGATGTGCTTGAATACGT